GAAGTTTGCAGTCTTAGCCAAGCAGGGAGACCAAGTAAAACTTGTACGCTTTGGAGATCCAAAGATGTCCATCAAGAAAAACCAACCTGCACGCAAGAAGAGCTACTGTGCAAGGTCAGGTGGTATTAAAGGTAAGACAAATAAACTAAGTGCCAATTATTGGTCACGCAAAGCATGGGATTGTTAAATGGTAGCTAAAAAGAAAGCCAAGTCCCGTGTAAATGAGGCTGGTAATTATACTAAGCCAACCATGCGTAAGAGACTATTTAGCAAGATTAAGTCTGGATCTAAAGGTGGTAAAGCAGGTCAATGGTCTGCACGTAAAGCCCAAATGCTTGCCAAAGAATATAAAGCCAAGGGTGGAGGATATAGATAATGCCATTAAGGAAGCCACAGAAGTCACTCAAGAAATGGACAAAACAGGGGTGGCGTACTGCATCTGGTAAGAAATCATCTGAGACAGGTGAGGTCTATGCCCCAGCAAGCAAGATCAAAAGATTAAAAAGCACAAAGGCAGGCAGAGCAAAACTTGCTGCTGCGAACAAGAAGAAAAGAGCAGCCACAAGCAAGGGCAAGCAATATGCCAAGCATGGCTTGCACAAAAGAAAACGTTCATAATGTGCACAGCTTTCAACGAGAGTGGGTTGCCCTACTTACCATCTTCTTCTTTTTTTTGGAACGTGATGTTATCTGCGACATCCTTTTTTTATTAATAGGAATTATATACAACTATACAAAATGAGTCCCCGTAAACGAAAAACCTACCACGAGATAGATGCCGAGGAAGCAATCCAAGCATTATCCATGTTGAAGAATGACCCACACTTTAAACAATACATTGCGATGCGAGAAGCAATGCGAGAAGAAGTTATCCGTCAATTGCAGACTAAAGCTATAGTAGATAGCACAAACAGGCACTACATGATGTGTGGAAAGCTTGAAGCAATAGACGAGGAACTTGATACCTTTTATAAGTTATAATTTTTTAGGTTGGTAGATTATAGTTAGTATAGCTCATGCCTCTGTGACCTTTCGTGGGGTTGGGTCACAGGGGCTTTTTTGTTGCCATTTTTGCTAGACTGCACTACATTTTGCTACACTAGGCTACACATGCCTTGATCTTATGGAAGAAGCAATTCAAGAGGTTGACTCAGAGTCCTCTCAAAACTCCGTGGATAGTTTAACGTCTGGTGAAGGTAACCTAACAATGGCAGAACTTGCATCATCGCTGATGCAGAAACGCCAAAGCGAGGATACTGAAACCACAACCGAAGAGGAATCCGAACCCGTTGCAGAAGAATCTACGGAAGAAGAGGAGGAATCAGAGGATCAGTCTGCTGAAGAGCCGGAGGAATCAGATGAGGAATCAGATGAGCAACCCGTACAACCTTCAGATGTTCTTTCAAAGTTTAAAGACCTGGATTTGGATTCATTATCCGAGGAGGAGTCAAAGGAATTAGCCAAGCATCTCAATGCTTCTGCAATTAAAAGGTTTGGGAAACTAACCGCGCAGAAGAAAGCATTGCTTGCTGAGAACCAAGAACTCCAAGCACAAGTTGAGCAAGCACCCGTGCCTGCTGAACAACCTGCATTCCTAAAAGATAATGCCCTGCATAATGTCAATGATGTCAACGCACTTACCAAGGAAGTTGAGAACCTTAACACGCTTATCGAATGGGCAGACGAAGGGATGGAAAACGAAGTGGAGTACGATGATGCTGGCAATGAATATGTGGTCAAGGATGCCGACAAGACTTACACCAAAGCGGATCTAAGGAGAATCAAAGCGAATGCCAAAAAAATCCTTCGCAAAGATGCTCCTGCAAGAGAAGCCTGGATTAAGGAAAGACAAGCAAGTGACCAACAAGCAATTCAAACTTTTGATTTCCTAAGTGATGGAGAGAGTGAGGATTACAAAGTATTCATGCAGGTAAAGCAAAGTCCGCTTTACAAGCCTTTAGTCGAACACCTGCCTAACAGCAACTTTGCACTTGGGCTTATGGTGGAAGGATTAAAGGCAGTCAAAGCAAAGCAAGCCAATGCAGGTCAACCCAAGAAATTGAAGAAACCCACTGCACCTGTCGCAAGTGCAGAAGCAGGGGCAAGTAAACCAAGATCCGAGGGAAGTAAACATAAGAAGCTTGTCCAGGCTGCTCATGCTAAATTTGAGAAGTCAGGTAATATAGCAGACTACCAGAATTACATAAAACTAAAGCGATCAATCGCATAAATTTAAAACACAATTAGGAGGATATAAATATGGCTAAGAGTACGACCTACAATACGAGTGGTAATCGTGAAGATTTGACTGATATTATTTCAGTTTTAGAACCTGAAGCAACACCGTTTGTTTCAATGATGAAAAAGGGAAAAGCAACAGGAACATTCTTTGAAGTTCAAGTTGATAAATTAAATTCGCCAGAATTTGGTGGAATTGAAGAAGGTGAAGATGTAACTGCTTTTAAAAATCAGTCTGCTGATCGCGCTCGCATTGGAAATTACGTGCAAAAATTTAGGGATACCTTTATGGTGTCAGACCTTCAAGAGATGGTTGACACTGCTGGTGTCGCATCTGAATTTGCAAATGCGGAATCTAAAGCAGTACGCAATGTAAAACGTTCAATCGAATCTGCATTCTGTTCTGCACAAGATCGTCAAGCAGACTCTGGAGCAGGCGCACCTTACAAAACACGAGGCATGTTAAAGTGGCTTGGAGTGGGTGGACAACCTTCTGACGTTCCTGCCTTTGCACAGAATGTTGCTAATGACACAACAGGTACGCAAACCGAGACAACCTTCAATAGCGTTCTTCAAGAACTCTACGAAGCAAACGGAATGCCCGGTGGACAGTTGACCTTACTTGCAGGCCCAAGCCTCAAGAAGGAAATCTCAAACTTCTCCCGTCAACTTGCAGCTACCAACGGGACTTACGTTGTTAATCAAGACGCAGAATCCAAGAAGATAACTCTTTCAGTTTCCGTATATGAGGGAGACTTCGGATTGTGCAATATCGTTCCTTCTTTGTTTATTAACAGAACAAGTGGAAGTGACGCAGTTGACGCAGATGCAGGTCTCTTAATCGATCCTGAGTATGTATCCATGATGTCCTTAAAAGCTGAGTCTGTAACTGAGCTTGAGAATCAAGGAGGTGGAAGACGCGGTTTTGTTGATGTCGTAGCCGGACTTGCGTGCCTCTCGCCTGTTGCTCACGGATATTTTAACTAATAACACTTAAAACAAGGAGATTTAAGATATGTCAGAATTATCAAATAATGAAGCAGGTAGAGGTTTTACACATGTGTATACAGCAACCTATGAAGACCTACAGACTATCGGCAATGGTGGTCAATTAACCATCGCAACTATACCAGCAGGTGGTGCAGTTGAGTTAGCAGGTGTATACGAAGCTGAAGCGTTTGCAGGTACAACTTCCCTCGTCATTGATGTAGGAACAAGTAGTGGTGACCCAGACGAATTCATTGATGCTCTTGATGTGGACGGTATGTCCGCACCTGTGTTTAACACAGGAGACGCATTCACAGGTGGACAATCACAAGCAGCAGGTGGAACAAACACAGCAGCTTCCGTTATCCTGGAAGTAACAGACGCAGCGATTGCCTCTGCAACTGCTGGTAAAATTGTTATCGGATTACGTATCGTTGACTTAGGTCAATTTGCATAATTGCAATTAGGATTTGGGGAGTGATCTACAATGTGGGTCACTCCCTTTTCCACATCAATTTATTATGGCAGAAATATTCATACCAAAGTGGCAACCATCTCAAGGTAATGGTTCTCAGTTTATGAAGAACCTAGAGAAGCACTTGCGTTACGAAGTTGACCTTGAGAAGTACGAGGCAAAAAAGCGTGAGTTAGAGTGTGGTAAGCAGAACGGAGAAGGTGGACAAGTCGAAGGACTAGGTCAGTTAAAAGGCACAATACCTGCCCGTGAATATTTCCGCTGGCATCAATACAAGCAAGGCTGTTGGGGCGATAAAGCGTTTACGAATGAATTCTTTCGTGACAACCCACATCTCAAAGCCAAATCATTTTCTAAGAAGACCTTCGTATCTGGAGGCTTCGACAAACCAAGCTTCGCATGAGAAGAGCAGCAGTAAGCACCATGTTGGCCAACCTAGTAAGTATGGTTGGCGTGGATTCTTTCCTTACTGCTGAATCAACTGCTGCTGTACGCAGCTTTAATCGTTTTGGCAAGTTAGCCTGGGATCGCACTGCATGGCCATTTGTATCCCGTATCACACAAGTCATACCAGATGTGCGTGTACGAAGCGTACAAGTAGGTAGTGGAGGAGCGAGCTATACATCTGCACCATCTGTCGCATTTAGTGGTGGAGGAGGTTCAAGTGCAGCAGCCACTGCAACTATTAATGCAGATGGAGAAGTGAATGGAATTGCAGTGACCAACAATGGCACAGGATATACAGGCACACCCACAGTTGCAATAAGTGGTGGTAGTGGAAGTGGAGCAACGGCCACTGCAAGCATGTTGACCTACCTAGACTTTGGCACAACTATAAGCGAGATATTCCGGGTCACTGAGAATGACCCATATGGTACAGGTACAACATCTGATATTGCATTTAAGAATGTATATGTAACAGGTGCGAGTGAGTACGGAGAAGCAATACTACCAGACCGCACATCTACTGCACCTGTATGGGTGTATTACCGCGCGCCCTACCCTGAGTATGCAAGTGACGCAAGTGACTTCCCATATGTATTTAGCGAGTATGCGGTGATTGGAGCGTATGGAGATTGGTTACAAGCAGACGGCCAAACAGATAAGGCACAAGTTATCTATCAACAAGCGGAAGCAATTTTACAAAGCGAGTTGGACAAACTTGAAAGACAAGAGGGGCAATCAACCCCAATACAATTTATTACTTACGGAACAACTGCCGTTTCATCGGCATAAAAGGAAAAACATATTATGGCATCAGAATACAGAGGTTTAGGATTAAATGGAGGTGAGTACATTAATGATACTGCTGCTCACGCAGGTAAATTCTTTGCAGTTCTTGCAACGGAAGACACAGTCATTGCGAGCATAACAAGTAACATTGAAAACTTGTCTGATATTTGCACCGGGCAAGATGCAAATACCCTAACTGCAAATACTGCGATTTATGGAAACATAAGTTCCATAACACTTACAAGTGGTGCAGTCATAGCGTACAACATTTAATGGCACTCACACTCGATCTTAATCTTAGCGTAGGACGCGCAAGCACAGGAAGTGGAACTCCACCTTTTGGGCCAAACCTTGTACTACTTACACAGGCAGGTGCATTCATGCAGACCGAGGATGGCAAGTATTTAGAATTTGAATTTTAACCCAATTATAAAATGGCTAATAAAAAGATAACCGCACTTACTGCTCTTTCAGCAACACCTGCAACTGATGATGTATTACCCATCGTGGATGTCAGTGGAACTGCAACCACTAAAAAAGTAACAGTTGCCAATCTGGTAGCGGCCGCTCCGCAAGGAGATCTTCAGGCATCGAATAATTTAAGTGATGTTGCAAATGCCGGAACAAGTCGAAGTAATCTTGGACTTGGTACAGCAGCAACTTCCGCAAGCACGGATTTTAGTCCAGCATTCTTTACTATAGTTGCAGAGTCTGGGGCAACTAGGACACTCAGCGATAGTGACAACGGAAAAGTCATAGTTTGTTCTGCTTCTGGTGGGTGTGATGTTACAGTCGCAAGCGGATTAACTTCGGGGTTTAATTGCACGCTGGTACAAAGTGGTAGTGGGCAAGTTAAGGTTGAGGGAGCAAGTGGTGTAACTATAGCAGGGATTAGTAATAAGACTGCAACTGCTGGACAACACGCATCAATAAATATAGTTCCTATTGCTTCTAATTCCTATATTGTTGGGGGAGAGCATGATATTCCAGCTTTTGTAAATACGGCATCGATTGACCTAGATGGAACTAATGACTATGTTGATGCTGGAACAATTTCAGGCATTACAGTGGGTACGGTTAGCGTGTGGTTTAAAGCATCTTCAACGATAAGTAAAAGTACACCTGATTATTTAGTGGCTTTAGGGGATGGTGATGAAGGTATTGCATTTGGAGGTGATCTGATTTACGGCCCAGCGGATGATGGAATTATTACAGTTTCCACAGGCAACCACTTATGGTCTTACGCTAACTCTAGTGCGACTATTAACACTAATTGGCATCATTTAGCAATTGTATGGGCAAGTAGTTCTAGCACAAATAGTGGAAACGCTGGATACGATATTTATTTGGACGGGTCGAATGTAGGTAACCACTTCGGAACATATTCTTCAGGTAATGGTAGTCAACTCTCAGCGGATCGAGTCCGTGTCGGTGCGAGAGACCGGGGTGGTGCAGCGACTTACAATTTCTCTGGCTTAGTTGACGAGTTATCTATTTTTACTGCAAGTTTGAGTTCCGCACAAATCACAAACCTTTACAAAGGTGAATCGAGTGGTGGGAGTGGTGGAAGTGCTGGAGTACCTGGTGAACTTTCATCATTCAGTCCAGCACTTTGGTGGAGAATGGGAGATAAAAATGGCTCATCCGGAACAACTATCACCGACCAAGGTAGTGCTGGAAATAACGGAACACTAACTAATGGGCCAACCTATTCAACTTCAGTCCCAAGCTAATAAAATTATGAGCAGAAAATATGTAATAATAAATTCGGACGAAGTTAGTTCCGTTGATTTTAGCCAAGTTGATGAAACGAGTGCTGACACGCTAAGATATAACATCGATCCGGCTGGCACGAAAACTTTTGTTAAGTTCGACTCCGATACAACACCATCATTCTTGGATGGCAAAACGCAATACTCCCATTCTGAAATACTTACCATTCTAGCAACAGACGAGTGGACACCTCCACCTGCATGATGTCTGCTGACGATAAAGATGCGATAGGAGAGGATTCAGTTGTGAAGGCAAATGTTGCTTTCATGTTGAAAACTATTTCTGCGGTGGCGGTTGCTGTCTACTCCTTCGTAACTATTAAGTCAGACATTGATGACTTGCGAAACGCAAACATTAGATTGCATCACGAGGTTGATATGAACAGTGAGTTTCGCATAAAGTGGCCACGTGGAGAACTTGGATCTTTGCCGGACGATGCCGAGCAAAACATGAGACTTTTATTCCTTGAGAAACAACAGGAAAAAAATGACGAACTACTTGAGGAGTTAAGGTACGGAGGGTCGAAGTGAAATGGAAGTTACACACTACATGTTCGCAGGACTTGGGGTTGCACTTTCCATACTCGCATTCTTCATCAAAAGAAATAAGTGGGAGATAGATGATATGAAAGATCGTCTTCGCCAAGTGGAAATATCTGCTGCCGGGCAAATAAAAGAAGTGAGTCATCTTAATAAATTATCTGAAGACAGGCGTGAGGATATAAAGAAGTTATTCGAGAAGATGGAGGCTAAATGAAATGTTTGAACTCCTTACATTATTTCTTACGGGAGGTGGTTCTGCGGCAATGGGGTCTATTCTTAAAGGCGTGTTTGGTGCAGTCACGGATGCTCGTTCGCAGAAGCATGAAATGGAAATGGCAAGAGAATGCCGAAACAACGAAAGTGCCATTCAATTTCAGCAAGCACTCAGCAACGTACCTGGTGGAGCTTTTACTCGTGCTACTCGTAGGATGCTTGCTCTTATCGGCATGTGCACCCTCTCGTTCATCACCTGTGTCACCACCATCTACCCAAGCGTTCCACTCATCAGTACGACAAACATTACAGGTGAAGGAAAAAAAGAGTTTCTATTCGGACTCATCAGTTTTCCAGCAGAGCAAGCCCCTTTGGTTGTTACAACAGGACATATCGCACTCTTCGAGGCAACCGTAGTGTTACCATTAATTATAGGATTTTACTTTACACCAGGAGGACGTAGATGATGCTTGATCGTGTTTCAGTAGCTGGCATGAGCGGAACGGCAGCAACCTTTGGATTGTCAACAATTGATACATTTCTTGGCATTGCAGTTGGTGCAGTCACCCTAGTCTACATGTGCATAAAACTATACCAAGAAATTAAGAAGAAGTAATGGCAAGGTATCGTACATCAGGCAGACTCGATGACCAAGTTCTTCAAGATGGGGATCGTGGATTTCGTGGTATAGATTCATACAAAGAAGCAACAAGTTTAGAACCGGGCTTTGTACGGACAAGCGAGAATATGCGCTTGATTGGTGATCTTGCAGAGGTACGCAAGGGTATAGATTTCTTGGCAGGTGCAGTTACACTTAGCTACAATGGTACGAATGAGATGGTATTTGCATCCACGCTCTACTCAGATCCTGCAACAGGAAATGAATATGTGGTAGTTGCAACCAAGGATAAAGTAATCCTTTGGAATGATGCAAATAACTCAGGCATCGACATTGATTATCCAGGCAGTGAAGTTGTGGCCACAGCAGATGGCGCGAGCTTCGTGCAGGCATTGGAAAAACTTATCTTGTTTCGTGGTAAGAATAAAACTCCACTTGAATGGGATGGAGATGTAAGCAATGACTTTGTGGTTAAAGCAAATGGAAGCCCAGGTGCTGGACGCATACAATGTCCAAACACAGACTTTGGTGTATTCTTTCGTAATCGCTTAATCATCCCACAACCCACAGATAGTAACTATTCAATTATCATGTCCGATTTGTTGGACACAGATAATTACTACGCTGCTGAATCACAATTTAGAATCAATAAAGGAAGTGCAGATTTTCTTGTAGGCTTTTATCCTTACCAAGAAGATCAGTTAATCGTGTTTATGCGTAATAGCATTCACATGATAAATAACATTGCGACAACCTCTGCAGCTAACACTTACGAGATTACCCGTCAGCATGGTTGTGTGGCACGCAAATCAATTGCACAGTCTGGGCCACAAACATTCTTCCTATCAGATAATGGGGTCATCGTCTTGTCACCCGGTACAGACCCTGCCAAGGGACTAGGAGTAGCTATTAGTAAAGTTAGTGGCGAGACCATACCCATGACCAGACCCATACAAGATCAATTTGATGAGGTTAACTTTGCAGCAGCAGATAAAGCGTGTGGCATTGTGTATGACAACAAATACTACCTTGCAGTCCCAACAGGTAGTTCAACAGTAGCTAATAAGATTTTCATATTTAACCTACTTACAAGCACCTGGACTAGCGTTGACTCCTACCCAGCAATGGCAGGAAGTGTGGCATTTCATGTGGATGATTGGGTAATCTGCTCGCATGGAAGCAACCCAACAAGACGCAGACTATTTGCATGTAACAAAACAGGCTGGTATCTCATGGAAGAAAATTCCATTGATGATAGTGGACGCAAAATAGGAAGTACATCCGAGTCAGGCACAACTGCAATTGCAGGTAAACTTATCACACGCTCATACACATTTGGAGACATCAATGTAAAGAGTTGGAAGCGTGGTCAGTTGGGTGCAAACACAGTTAATGCAGATGCATTTAACATCAAGGTCAACACACTCGATCCAGACGCAAGCACCACAGTATTAAGCCACACCGCAGATGGCACGGAAGAAGCACTCTTCCGCTTTGGTACGGGGCGTACCCGTGGATATGGTGCGGAAGTAGAAATCAATGTCACTGCTGGCAGACCAAGCTTTAGACATGTTAGCTTGGAAGCTATAGGCGTAGGAGCAAATGCAAGACGTGAGGTGGCATAATGGCAATTACCTGTACAGTAACTCGTGGTTTTACATACGCAACCGGGGTAGACATTTCGGCTGCAAATTTAAATCAATTGGGCGAGCCAACAGTCACAGTACCAAGCGTAACCGATACAACAGTAGTGCTAAAGAGTTTTGCAGTTGCGGATCTACCTTCTGCTGGAACTGCGGGCAAAGTAGTGTATTGTACAAATGGAGATGGTGGCAGTCCCTGCCTGGCATTGGACAATGGTTCAGCATGGTTACGAATAAATCTAGGGGCAGCCGTAAGTGCAAGTGATGCAGAGGAGTATATAATCGCAGAATGAATATACTAGAACGAGCAAAGCAATTTTACGATTCAACCAAGGGCGATATGTTCAAGGATTTAAGTGCGTATGCAGCCTATGGATATGTATTCATTACACCGCAAACCATGTTGCTTGGAAAAGCAGTAAGGACAGATTCTGACACCCATCCAAATGAACAATGGGGTGTACTTGCACCCGATGCCTGGTATGTAAAAACTGCCATTGGAGATAATGCAATTTCAGACTTTATAAATAGTATTCCATACCCACTGCCATTTGTTGGGTGGATGAGACAATTAAAACAAAAACCTATTAAGTGGTACGACTTTAATAGAATCAATCGGAGGAAATAACAATGGGAGGAGGGCCAGACATAAATTATCCTGAGCAGCCAAGTTATGGCGAAGGGATGGCAGACGCACTTAAAGCACAAGTACAATTACTTACAGGTACAGGAGACTTTGCAGAGACAGGGTCACTTGAATCCTTACTTCCACTTGAAGAATCAATTCGTAAGAAGACTGCACAGACAGACACAGATATACTTAGGCAGACTTTGCTAGGAAGTGGCAGTGATGAGAAGTATGCACCAGATGGACGTATTATTACCGGGTATGAAGATCCACCTGCTGATGCTGGTGGAGGTGGAGGTGGTTTGAAGGTGCGGCACGGATTTGTGCCATATCAATCTAATTTGCCAAATTATGGTGAATTAACAGTAATGGTAGTTGATACTTCAACAGGTAAGATAGTTGAGGAAAAGAAAACAAATACGAATGTTTATGGCGGCCCATATGACAAAAAGTTTGCTGACGATGCCGTTAATTCCTTAACATCAATTACACCCCAACAAGCACAAATATATAATGATGCAGATATTAAAGAAGAATTAATATTTGGTTCACCAAAACAAGGAGGAGGAGTAACTAAAGCAACTCCCATCTACAAAAAAGATGCGTCTGGTAATGATGTAGTAGCACCAGCTGGAACATTTACACCAGGTGAATCCACACAACGTGCAGGTGATGGCATGATCGACCTACTTGGTGACACACGAAACATCACACAATACGAAACCAAAACTGCCACACAAGCAGATGTGGACGCTGGACTTGCAGATGAAGTGGGCAAGCAATTCGTACAGCAAGTCAACACAACTGACCAAGCAGGATTCCGTGATGGTGAGTTTAAAGGTCTATCTGCAATGGCAGAAGATATACAACGTGGTAACCTATCACGCCAACGTGAAGCAGACCTGCAAGATGTAGCTCGTTTAGAACCACTCTTTGGTCAAATCATGGAGGATTATAAACCTGGCACTACATCCGCATTGACCGGGGCAAAAGATTTAATCGAGGAACAAAAAGATAACTTGCTTGGAGAAGTAGGAATTTCCGATCCTGCAAAAGTACAAGCACAAGGTGTACAAGCAGATGCCCTACGAGCAGGTTTAATGTCCGATGCAGAAGAAGCACTTGGACAAGGACTAACAGATCGTGAGGAACGACAAATTGCAGAGGCTGCACGTGCACGCTCCACCATGATGGGTAGAACATTTGACCAATCTGGTGCAATCGCAGAAGCACAGGCAAGGGTTGCTGAAGACAACCAGCGCAAAATGCAGAATCGAGGATTTGCACAATCTGTACTTGGACAGGAAGCAGGTATACAGACAAGTGATGATACTCGCTCCATGCAGGCAGACCAATTTAACGTGGCATCACAAATGGATGCCGAGAAACTGCGTGAATCATTAAGGCAACAAGGATTGCTTGGATATTTAGACGCAGCCTCACGAGTATCCCAGCTTGAGAACCAAGGACAACTTGATCCATTCCAGGCAATACTTGGACGCTCTGGTGGTGGAAGCTTGCAAGCCGGACAATCTGTATTCGGACAGGCAGGTTATGGATTAAACTCTGGCCCTGCATACCTAAATCCAGAGAGTGGTTTAGGATACATACAAAACCAAGCAACTAATGCAGCCAATATGTATTCTGCACAAGTTGGAGCAGATGCAGCTAGAAATGCTGGTATAATGGGTGGACTTGGTTCACTTGGTGGTGGAATAGCAAAGGGTATTGGTGCAGCTGGTAGTGTTGGTGGATTCTTCTGCTGGGTAGCAAGAGAAGTATATGGCGAGCATAATCCAGCATGGAAGATGTTTCGTATGTGGATGTTCCTAGAATCACCTACTTGGTTCTTTAAACTATACAAGAATTACGGAGAACGCTTCGCAAACTTCATCGCAGATAAACCACGCTTGAAAGCAGTAATCCGTAAGTGGATGGATTCAAAAATAAGGAGATAAATATTATGGCAAGAAAACCATTCTTTAGCGGAAATTACGGATCAGCGCTTGCACGGGTCGATACTCGACCCATTGTTGAAGCCGGGCGTGCGCAAGGCCAAATGTATGCCAACATGGGGCAACAGATTGGGGGCATGATTCAGCAGTATGGGCTTAACAAGGAGAAGCAGAAGAAGAACCAAGCCTTTATAACAGGTCAAAGCAACCTGCTTGGTATGCTTGAGGAGCAAGACCCTGAGCAAGCTGCTCGATATGCCACAATGAAGGAGCAATTAAATGATCCTGATGTTTCACTTAGTGAGCGTGCTGAACTAGGAAGGCAGTTAATGCAGAACATAACATTAACTAGCCAGATGAAAGATCAAATGATAAATCGTGAAACCAAAAAACAAGCATTAGGATTAGCGAAACAACTTGAAAGCACTACAGTAGAAAACGCTAAACTACGTACTGAAGTTGCAAGATTAACAAAAGATAGTGTTGTTAGTGGTGTAGACGCAGACGCAAGGGCAAAAACAACAAAAGCAAATATGTTAGAAGTTGATGAGGCATATCAAAAAACAGACAAAGCACTTGGTAGAAAAAATATACAAAGCCAGATTGATTACAGAAATGCTGCTTCTCTCAGTATGTTACTTAAACAAAATAACATTAATGCACCTGTTCCTAAAGATTTAGAAAAAAGATATTCTGAAATAATGTTACTAATGCCAAAACTTGATAATACAAAAATTAAAGTTAAAACCACA